TTGCTGACCCACCCTAGGGATGGGGATCGTAGCAGCAGCCACGGCACCAGGATCCTCTCTACCCTCTAGCTTTTGGGCAATTTGTTCGGAGAATCGGCCTGCAAGAGAGTCTATGAGCAGCCCTGCGCCGGGGCCTAGTCTAGCGGATGCCAGACCTGCAACAACAGGACCTCCGTAGCGAAGAGCCGTAGCTGCGGTTTGCAGAGCTGCTGTCTGGTAGGGATTCTCGTCTGGCTGGATGCTTGCGACGTTGGACGCCTCGTCGACGGCCTGCTGCATCGGGTCCTGCGGAGCGTCGAGATACTCGATCCTAGGCTGCGGGGTTGCCACCGTGGCAGTAGACTCGGCAGGTGGGATATCGGGGTCTAGATATTCGATAGGCATAACTCAGCGAATGATAGCCCGTCGCCCTCTGATTGTGATCTCCGTCCCGATGGGGAGATCCGCAGGGACCTCGTCCTCATTCAGGAAATCAGTCCCTGGAGAAGATCGCCTAGGTCGGACCAAAGGAGCAGCCTCTGGCAGATACTTTGATCGCATCCTCTCGGCCGTCTTAACGTCTTCGGGAGACAACAGAGTGGACGTCTTCAAGGTGTTGACGTTGTTGTAGAGATCAAACGCCATCTGGCGTGTGAAGTTCTTCATGTTCTCCACAAAGTTCTCACTCCTAGGGGACCCTACCGCAGCTATATTTCGCTCTAGCTCCGTTCCTGTAACGGCCTTACCGGAGTTGCGTAAAGCCTCCTTGTTGAATACCGTTTGGTATTTCTGCGACAGCCGAATGAAATCTTCCATCTCCTTGGAGTCTGCCTTAACGAGCTGAGTCTTCAGCTTTGTCAGAGGCTGATCGATCATGCCGATGTAGTTTTTCAACTTACCGGGATACTTCTTGTCGAATTCATCAACCATCCGAATCGTATCGTCTGCGTTTAAGGCTACCACACGATCCCCGATAAGGCTCTTAGCCACTTCACCCGTGGGAGGTTTGTATGTGTTGCTCTGGAGCGCCGTCTCCAGCGATAGCTCGTCAGCAGGGGTTGGGTCTCCGAACATGTTCCGATAGTTCTCTATAGCTTTGTTCTTGAGGTTGTCTATACGCACCTGACCGACACCTCCCTTGGTGTAGATATCCTCCTTGAGTCGCTTGGCATCGAACTCTTTTTTCCGAAACGGGATCAGGGCATCTTCAAGACCCTTCACAGCGGCAGGATTAACCATACCGTTAGGAAGAATTGCTGTCTCGGAATGGCGATGAACCGCCTCCATCAGCGCGGAATCCCCGGTAGCTGTGGCCTCTTCAACCAGCTTGTTGAACCGGGAGTGTTGGGCGTTGTTGGCCTGCGCTAGAAGCTGTTTCGTCTGCTGCTGGTTCTGCATCGCGGCTTTGCGAACCGAAACGTCCCGCAGATCCCCAGCCGTTTTCTCAGCCTCCATGCGGTATGTTCGAGACTTGAACTGCGGCAGCGCAGGCATCGGTGCTTCTGCTGAAGGGTTGTTCAAGAACTCGGAGACCTGCTTTTGGTAGTCGTAGAACATCGGGAGGTCTGCCTCCTGGTTGGTCTTTTCCTCAAGTGCATCTCGAAGGTTGAATTGCTGCATCTGATTCTGGATGTCGGCAGCCTTCTGGCGCATGACCTGATCGGCGACCTGCATGTTGAGCTGATCCACCATGCGGCGTTGCGTCTGGGCACGATCCCAAAGGTTCGCACCGATCTGCATTCCTTGAGAAAAGTCGTCAGCCATAACGTCGTTAATAGTTGTTACCAGGGAGCGCATACCACTCAGGCGTCCCGATCGCCGGGGATCCCGTGGGTGCGTAGAAGGTCAAGCCGCTGCTGTTGGGTGCGCCTCCCCCACCCCCGGCCGCCATCCTGCCAAAGGACCTACTCAACCCGCCGCCAACCAAGGTTCCTCCCAGGCTTGAGAACGCCCCACCGAATGCCGACAGCAAAGGATCAGGCTGTGCGGCTACCTGCGCTGCTGCGGAGTCTCGCTGGAACTGGGTTTGGTTCTCCGACAAAGCGATGTTCAGCCTCTGGTTTGGCGTCACGAACATGTTGGCTACAGAGAACGGCTGAACCGTAGCGGCACTGCGTTGGTTTTGGATGAAATTGAGGGCCTTGTTGAACCCCTGATTCTGGATCTGCATCGAGGTCAGACCGAAGTCCCGAGCACTCAGAGCGCGTCCCGCTCCGGAGCCTCCACCAAACCCACCCGCAAGGGCCTTGCCTGCGGAAGAGCGTTGCAGCGCGGCTTCAACATCGGGGTTCACCGTTCCTGCGAGATCTGATTGGATGTTGGAGGAGAGCTTGCTGATCAGGTTCTGGTAGCCGGGGATCGACTTCTCCAGCTGTGCAATCAGGGTCGCCTGATCCGCAGCCGTGGCTTTGGACGCGAGTTCGCTCGCCTTGTCGAAGCTCGAAAGGTTCCCGGCAATGGCAGCTTTCTGCTCGCCCTCGACGTCAACCTTTTTGAACCCCGGCACCTTGGCCTTTTTGCCAGCACCCATGGCGGCACCGCCGAGGGCTAAAGCTAGTCCGCCTGCGATTAGGCCCATGTTACAAAACCTCCTCCGCCAGACGCATTCCGTTGGCGATTGTGAACACCTTCTCAGGGTTCTGACGTTGAATGTTCATCGTGACAAGCCTGCTGGCTTTTTCCTCTGGGAAGAGCCTTTCCCCATCAAAGCAGTGATCCCAGATCTGTGCAAGCACATCCAAATCAAACAGCTGCTCGTAGCTGACCTGGAGGGCACCTTTCTCCTTGGCCCATCGATCGGCGTAGTTGCGAAGCGTTTGAAAGGCTTCCGCATCGATGTCGTAGCCGAAGCGTTCCTTGCACCGCAGCCGAGACTGCTCGGGGTCCTTGCGGATGTAGACCCGTATGGACTCAGGATCCTGCGCTCCTCGGGTGTAACCATAGGTGCAGCAGTCTGCCACGTAGCGATGCTTCTTCAACAGCTTCTCGAGGGTCTCCCGCCAATGGGGATCCTCTGCCGCCAACTCATGGACGCCAAGGCAATCAGGCTCGAGGGAGAACAGCACCGACAAGAACGCTGTTCCGCTCCGAGGCAATCCTGTGATCTGGAAATGCTTTCCTCTCATGGTCACATGTATAGCGGGATCCCCCCGCCGTTGACTTCAGCACCCACCATGCGGATGGTCGACACCGCATCTCCGATGACGTGCTGGGTTTGCTTTTGCAGGATCTCTATCGCTTTGGCTTCATAACCCAAAGATTCGGAGAGCAGATTGTTATCAGAAGCTCGGATCGCTTGTGCCATGAGCTTGATGGCGTCTGCCGATGGGGGGATGACATAATCGTAGACCGAGGACACGGGGATGTGCCGCAGCTTTGCCATCACCGTAACCGAAGGATGCTCGGAGCACCAGTTGGTCAGGAAGCTGCGGCGATACTCAGGCAGGATCTCATCGGGATCGTAGACGGCGATGTCGGTCTCGGCTCCCGAGGTGACGTTGTATTCGTAGAGCCTGGAGATCGCGTTGGTGGTCTGCCGCTGCACCCCTGTCAAAGCCGTGAACTTCTTGGTGCTCTGCACGTAGCCTGCCGCCAGCGTGAGCATCTCTCCATCGATCCACACTCCGTTGACCTGGGTCCGGATCCACGTTCCGTTTTGATCGTAACCTTGCAAGGTGATGGTTCGGCCGATGTCTGAAAGATCCCCGGCATAGACGCGGATGTAGCTGTCTAGCTCCCCCGACATGTCACGGTAGGCACACACGGTGCCGCGATCCACAAGCTGCTGACCGACACCTTCAGGATCTGAGTCGAGCAATCCATACCCAGCCTCCTGGAACTCATACCACTGATTGCGGACGGTCCCCATGGCGCAGCAGGTGGACACCGACTCAATGGTCTCAATGGCCCGAGGCCATGTGATACAGCCGCTGCTAGGGTAGATGGTGAAACGACCATAGCACCCTGCCCATAGGCCCGAGTGCAAAAGCCTGCGACACGCTTGGTTGATGTAGCTGTAAACCTTGGTGTTGGTTTCACAGACTCCCGTCACCTGGGCGACAAGGGGTGCAACTTGGCTGACGGTCAGTTTCATTTTGTGTAGTAGACTCGGGCGGTTCGCTTGATGAAATAGACCCCGTAGAACGGCGGCAAGTTATTGTGGGCGACGTCAGTCCCAACAGACCCTGTGTCTGAAGATCCCGTAAACTCCGCTCCACCACCGTAAAGCGTCCGAGTGCTGCCGCCGTTGATGTCCAAGTTACCCAAGGACGTCACCGAATGCGTGTGCGCCGGGAGCTCAGACTTGAGCAGGACGTGACGATCTTCTCCCACTGTCCCTGTGCTTGTTTGAGTGCCCATCACCGATACCGTTCCAGCCGCAGCAAAGGTCCCCACGCCCACAAGGAACTTGGCCGTCATCGCCGTGTCTTCTTCCCACATGGCTCCGACGTAGGTCGAGGGCGTTGTCGTCGTGCCGTCGCCTCCGTCGTAGGACCGCAGATCCACAAGGGATCCTACCCAGATCCTGCGCTCGCTGCCCGATGCTGGGGATGGGTTGATTCGTCGCCAATAAGACCCCGCGTAGGTCCACCAGTTGCCGTCCGAATCAAGCCATGGGTAGATCTGGTTGGCGGCAGAAGGCGTTCCTCCGGTGTTGAAAAAGCTGTTGCCCACGTCGCTGTTGAACGTCGCAACGGTGCCCGAGATGACGTCGTCCACCAGGACCTGATAGCTGGAGGGGCAATACCCCGCTCCGAGTGTCGGAGGGGTCAGCGTGATGACTGTGTTGGGTAGCGACATAAAGTTAGGACGTTGGTAAGCTCACAACAAACGGATCCGACAGCGTTCCAGCTGTCCCGGCAGTAAACTGGGTAGCGATGGAATCCGCAACATCTCCGAGCTGCAACGGCGGGTTTTGCGTGCCGCAGGATCCGTTGGCGCAATCTTGCTCCCCTGTGTCGGGGTTCTCTCCCGTGACGCACATGTAGACGGTGGATGTGACGACTTCTGTGACATCGCCTGAGTAGGCCCCGCTGTTGCAGTTGTCGAGGAACTCTTGTGTGAACGTGGTGAGCCCGACTTGGTAGTCTGTGTAGGGTTGATCCATTCCACTTTGCGTCGAGGTTCCTCCGTTAGAGAGAATATCCAGCTGACCTGTGGGTTGGTAGCCCGGGATGTAGCAAGTGACGTAAGACGCAGGGCATGTGGAGTTGTTGGTGTAGATGACCGACAGGTAGAACAACCCTGTTCCAGGGCCGCCTTCGGGGGGCTCGTTGCCGCCGCCTTCATCAGGAGGCTCCGGAGGTTCGCCGGGAGTCCCGCCACCACCAGATCCACCGCCACCAGGAGTAGGCCCGGGGCCGTCCGGAGACCGAACAACACCGTCGCCGCCTGTGTCTTGATCAGGCTCGAAGTCGACTCCACCGCTGCTAGGAGGTCCGTCATCAATGGTAGTAGACCCTGGAGGAACGCCGACCCCGGGTTCCGCAGGCGTGGTTCCATTATCCGTATCGCCAGGGGTTCCACCACCTCCGGGAGGGCTGCTCCCTGGGGTTCGATCCCCCGAGGTATCGCACGTGTTGGGTGCTGTGTAACTCAGGGGATCGATGTCGCAAACCATCAAGGACGTGCAGGTCCCATCTGGTCGACAATCCCCAACGATCGGTTCGGAGACATCGTAGGAATGGACGCGAACGCTTTTGACGCGGCAGTATCCCGTCACAGCAACCCGCATCTGCAATTCGTAGTGGTCCCGCAACGGCACTTGCAACGCCTCGCTGCAATCATTGCTAGGGGACGGCAGGCGCATCTTGGTGCGGTATTGCGGCTGCGGACTGGAGATCGGCAAACAACCATTGACGGGCACGCAGTTGGTTGTAACCGCACACTCACTCCAGCCGTTCCAATACGTCCAGCTCGGATACTGATCCTGCCTAAACCACACGCCGAACTCGACGGGTTCGTAGAGCTGATCGATGAAGATGTCGCCTGAATCCAACCGCTTCAGACCAAACGGAGTCTCCGCGTTGAACGCTTTGGATTCAAACGCCCATTGGATGCGGTGGAAAGATTCAAGACCTACATCGTTGCGGCTCCCCGGCAAAAGCTCCCACAGCTTGATGTAGCCGTCGCATCCGCGTGTGAAGGCAAAGCATCGGTCTCCCATCGCCGTCTGGCTTTTGAGGATCTGGTGGATGTCAAGACCCGTCCAGATACCGTCCCATGACGGCGGCAACTTCTCCTTGAGACCGGAGATCAGATCGAAATCAAGAACCGCAAGGGATTTGTGGATCACCCCTGTGTCCCGGTAGACCGGGGATGCGGTCATCATCATTCGGTTATCAAACAACACGGCACTGCCAAATTGCAGCAACTCCGTCGTATCGTAGCCGACGATGCGATCGACTTCGCTAGAGATCGGGGTGTTTCCCCAGGTCCCGAAGTCTCGACGCGCCACGATGAACGATCGGACGCCATCCACCGACCGATAGAAAACGTCGCCGTTGATGGTGATCGTAGAACGCGCACCCAACGCACCGTTGCTGATCTGACTGATGGATTGGATAGGGTATGTGAGATCCTTCCACACCGTTCGGTCGACGGGAGCATTGATGCTGAAAACGTATTTAGGCGTGAACACTAGCAGGGGACCCTGGCCCAACGCTGTGTCCAAGGTGCCAGGAACTGCCAGGGCCGTGATGCCCCCAGAGTTTGAAGGCACGGCAAAGTCACCGCCTTCGTTTAGGAACGTGTTCTCCGTTTCCTTGAGCACACTGGCGCGGGTTCCGTCCCCATAAACAAGGTCTGTGGCGCGGAAGGAGTATCCGTTCTCAAGAGCATACCAGATCCTGCCCTGAACGTATTTCATCATCCTGCCAACCTTAATCTCGTCGTCCTTGGCCCTACGCAGCACCCCGCCGTCGTAGATCAACGGCCGACTGCGTCCGTCTTGGATGACAACGAAGTTTTCAGCCTGCACCATCCATCCCGTCAGCAAATCATCTGCGTTTCGCAGCGTCGTGTCGGAGGCCGTGAGATCCAACCACGTCTTCTCGACCAAGTCGTAGGAGTATGTGATCCCTCCGATAAGGCAGATCAGATACGGCTTGCCAGTGTCCGACAGGTAGGGGAGCGCGACCTGGAAGATGCCGCTCAGGTTGGCGAACGGAAGCTGCGACCACCCAGGTCGAGTCGTCAGGAAGCCTCCCCGCATGGTGGCGTTGACCGCGAACGAGACCTGATTGCGACCGATCAAAGACGGAGCCCTGCCCGAGTCCATACCGCCCTCGAAGCTCAGGGAGCCGTCGCTGTATCGTTTGGGTGCTCGTTCGCTCATCGGCTCAGTATTCTTCCCGCCAGTTCAAAGTGGCGTAGAACGGCTCGGTGGTTCCGGTGATGCGCTGTGCCGCCAAAACAATGATGTCCTCGGCCCCCGAAATCGTCCTACCCAACGTCATGTTGGACTCGTTCTGCAACGAACTCATTTCGTCGTTGATCGTTCCTGTACCGGTGCCGCCGTGCAAATAGGTTCCCCCAGTGATGGTGGTTGCGTTAGTCGTTGTGGTAGCCGTCTCACAGACCGAGTTGGTGACCGCTGACCAAGACAACGCCGTGCCCACGATGGTTGGGTTGAGCACTAACGCCCAGTTGAAGAACGAGGTCGAAGTGCAAACAATATCCACTGCGATCGGCTGCACCGAAGCAAATGGGTATGCCGCTTGCCTACGAATGGCGATGATCGGATACATGTCCGTATTGTTGAGCGTGGTCAGAGCCGTGGTTCCACGGTTCTTGCTAAACGTAGTGCCGACTGCGGTCTGACCGCCTTCAGACGACACGTTGGAGCAGATCTGAACCAGCGTCGACGCAGGCCCCGTCCCATCGTTAGAAATCTCGTAGCGAACGGGAAGATTGGGGATCTGCATGTAGACCACCGAGAGCGAGTTCGCGTTGAGCATCTCGTGGCAGTAGTAGGTCACGCCGTTCACATTGAAGCCAAAGCGAACTCGGCCCACACCCAACCATTCAAAGTCGATCACGAAGATCTGCGTCAACGCCGTGTTGATCGTGATCCCAGAAGGCCCCGTGCCGTCCATCTTATCTAGGTTCCAGGAGGACTGGGACACAGCGTTGTCGACGGCAGAACCCCCTGTGTAGGTTCGACGCACGACCTTTAACGTGGTGCCAGAAAGCTCAAAAAATAGACCGTTCTTGGTCTCGAATAAACCGATCCTGCGAGTGATCCCTGCAACTCCCGTCCCCATCACCCCGGTACACATAATCAGCTGAGACTTTCCCGGTTGGTAGTTCATCCACCGCTTGCTCTGACGCACCCGGGTTCCCGCGCCCAAGTTAGAGACTCCTAGCGATGCAGAGGCTTGGTTGGTGTTGAACGTCGTGGATGTTCCAGACCCCGAAGTCTCCGCGTCGTCCCAGTCCAGTACACGCAAATCCCCGAGCAGCTTGGAGCCGAACAAGGACTCACCATCTGCCGTTCGCAGTCTGCCGAACGCCGTTATCGCAGGGGTGTCTGCCAACGCTATAGCGATTTCCTCAAAGAATGACATAGGCTTAAATGATGAACCACGCCGTCCCGTTGCTCTGGATGTTTACGGACGACCATTGGGTCGTCAAAGTTAAGGTTGCCGATCCGTCGATCGTCTCCGCGCCGTCGCCGTCGACTACCACGTTGGCGATGTTGTCGATCTTCTTGATGTTGAACTGATGCCCCGTGCTAGAAGCCGCTGCGGGTAACGTGATCGTCCACGGGCCTGCGGTGGCATCGACAAGCACCGTGTAGTTGGACGTGGTGAGCGTGGTGTTGGTGCTCACCGTAGTGATCGGATTGTTGCTGGAAGTCGCCGCCGTCAGCCTCCCTTTAGCATCCACCGTTAGCGACAAAGCCTTGTTGATCCCAGCCGTCACGGTGCCTGCAACCACAGCCGTCGCCGCAAGCGTTGGGTTGGGGTAGGTCCCAGTGAGATCCCCGCCAGCAGACCCTGTCGGGGTGGACGTAGTGGCAATCGTCGTGTTTGTTACGGAAGAGATACGACCCGCAACGTCGACCGTGAAAACTGGAACTTGGGTTGCACTTCCGTAGGTCGCCGCAGCAACCCCCGTCACAGACATCTTTGCAGACGTCACCTTCAGGACATCGATAGTGGGGTTTGGGTAGGTCCCCGTTAGATCACCACCCGCAGAACCAGTTAAACTCGCGTCAGTCCCGGCAATACCCCCGGGGGAGACTTGCTTGGTTGCTCCGACAGAGGCCGCTGGAGCTGCGTTGCCTGTGTAGCCAAGATTCTTAACCGTGACATGGGTCGAATCAGCTTTGCTCTGAACCTCGTAGTATCCCGCATCGACGATGAACACGACTTGCCCTACGGACATCCATGTCGAATCGGAAACTGTGAGGGCTACGCTGGCACCAACAGAAGGAACGGTCCAAGAAGCGGTCACCGTCGAGAAAGCATCCACGCCATCAGCACCTGCGGCTCCCGTGGCTCCGGTAGGCCCGGGCGTATTGACCGTGACCGGGGTTGTGTCGCAGGTATCGCAACACCCGCTCGATGGCAAAAGCTGAGACGGCATACGTGTTTCCCTTTACAAGCAGTGTTTACTGTGCTTCAAATTTAGCAAGGCTAAAAGCATGGGGTCTAAATGGACGACATACAAGTACGGGATTTCATCTCCCGTCAAAATAAGCGACCTCGAGTTAGAGCTTTACGCTTTCCGCAACAAGCTGACCATATCCGAAGGCGGTTTAGGAGTCGAGCAGCACTTCCGAAACGCCGCCAACCTGCTGTGGCCCTCCCTCCAGTGGAACCCATGGCTTGAGGAGCAGATCGACTCCCTGTGCAAGTATGATTACGTAGGGTGGGCTGGTTGTGGAGCGTGCGTTCGCGGGGACACGCGCATCGAGGATCCGATAAGGAAGACCGCACGAACGATAGAAGACCTCTGCAACTCCAGGGTTGCCCCGTATGTGATGACGCTGTCAGGCCCGGTTTTAGCAACCATTCCCTTCGTGAAAGGTTTTGACGACCTCTACGAAGTTGTCCTTGAGAACGGGAGTAGATTCACCGCAACCGCTAACCACCGTGTTTTGTCCACAGATGGGGACTTTTACCGCGTCTCCGATTTGCGGATAGGATCACAGCTTCTCGGATATTCGCCTTCCCGGCCTCGGTCCATTTCGGGACTCGCCCCGTCAATTCGTGCTTCAAATGAATCGCATTCGACGAGAACAGCTCCAGGTTTTCAATGCGATTGTCCTGCTTGTTCGAGTTCTTGTGGTGAACGGTTTCCTTCGGGTCAAGGAGTCTCCCAATGTGTTTCTCCATCACGATTCGATGCTCTCGGACATACCCAGCTCTATTCCTGTGCGGGTGGTCGGGCACCCTCACAAGAACATAGCCACTCTTGTCAATCGTGCGCCCCCCTTTCCAGTTGGGATTCTTTTCCCCAGGGCAACCATTCGGAAACTCCATGGTCTGTCCATGCCGTCTCAGATGAGCCAGCACAATACTGCCTTTCGTCCCAACCCTCTTCCCAATCTTGGCTAGAGACATCCCAGACTGAGCCAGTTGGATTACTAGATCGTGATTTCGGTCACAGGCACTTTTCTTCATGCCCAGAATATGCGGTCCAACCGAGTAAGGTGTCAAGAATCAGTTGGTCCGGTCGCCATCTGTATTACGATTTGTGCGTCCCCGATGTTCACCACTACTTTGCGGAGGGGGCCATTCATCACAACAGCGGCAAAACTTTTTCTGCAACACTGTTCTCGGTGGTGTGGTGGTGTGCCCACCCATCTGTCAGCACGGTCCTACTCACCTCGACGACCGCGAAGATGATCCGAAAGCGTATGTGGGCCAACGTGCAGGAGCTCACCCGCAAGGTGGTTGGGTTCCCCGGCAACATGGTGGACTCTAAGATGTCTCACCAAGCTGTCAAGGGAGACGATCGGCACTCGATCAGTGCTATTGCTGTTGCTGACGGCAACACCTCCAAAGCGGTCGCCAACATCCAGGGTATCCACGCCGAACGCGTCATGGTTATCATCGACGAAGCTACAGACACCCCCGAAGCGGCGTTTGAGGCTTGCACCAACCTCTCCAAGGGGTGCCGGGAGTTCAAGATGCTGGTGATTGGAAACCCTTCCTCCAAGTTTGATCCCCACGGCAGGTTCTGCACCCCGGCAAAAGGCTGGCGATCTGTGGACGTCTCGGACTTGTCGTGGGAGACAGAGCGCGGCATTTGCGTTCGCTTCGACGGGCTCGAGAGCCCCAACATGTCGTATGCCAAGCCAAAGTATAAATACCTGATCACCCGTGAGCAGGTGGAGACTGCGGTGCGGCATGAGACGGATTCTTCTCCTACGTTCTGGAAGTTCACCCGAGGGTTCTGGGCACCTGAAGGCACCGTCAAGACTGTGCTCTCGGAGTCCATGATCGACACCTACGAGCCTGGAAGAACCTTCACGTTCATCGACCGTGTGACTCTGGTGGCTGCGCTAGATCCCGGCTTCGGTGGAGATCGCTGCATCCTGCGGTTCGCCAAGGTGGGTCTCGCCGCGGAGCAGCGGATGGTCATCCAGTTTACAGAAACAGTTCACATTGCCCCCAACGCATCCCTCACTGAGCCTATCCACTACCAGATCGCCAACCGAGTCAAAGAGGAGTGCATACACCGGGGCATCCCTCCAGAACTCTTTGCGCTGGACTCCTCTGGCGAAGGCGGCGGTCTCGCAGACATCCTGACCCGAGAGTGGGGTCCTGTGGTTCGCGTTGAGTTCGGCGGGTCACCGTCAGAAAATCCCGTGAGTGACGAAGACAGCAGATCCTGCAAGGACGTCTACGATCGCAAGGTGAGCGAGTTGTGGTTTTCTTTCCGCAAATGGGTTATGGAAGAGCGTATCGGTGGGGTCGATCTCCCAACGCTGCAAGAATTTTGCGGCCGCGTGTTCGACGACTCCAAACGAAAGATCTCGGTCGAGCCTAAGAAAGAGATGAAGCTGCGGACGGGAAAGTCCCCCGACTTGGCAGACGCTGCGGTCGTGCTCCTGGACCTCGTCCGTAAGACGACCTCCCTAGAGCCAAACGCGAAAAAGTCTGACGCGGCATGGGAACTCCTTGTCAAACAGGGCGATTCAATTTACCACGACACCTACGCAATCGATGAGCTATCGGCTTTACAATGATCATTTAGGGATGGCTGGAGGCTGGCGATACCGGATCCCTGAAACTGGCATCCTGGTGAAGGCAGGTTCCTACTGGCTGCTCCCCGATGCCGCTCGAGCGCACTACGCGGCCAACGCTCTGCCCGTCCCCAGCAACCTCAACGATCTCATCCTGGAGTTCGTGTGCAAGAATGGTGCGACTTGTGAGTGGGACGGGGTCGAGCTCCCCAAGGGTGCCGTCAAGAAATCCCTCAACGTCTCCGACGTTATCCGGTTCACCAAGACCCGTGTCGACGCTCTACTCAAGGGGGCCAAGGTCTCCCAGGAAGAGGCCGATCAACGTGCGGCTATCTGTGCCGCCTGCCCTTCCAACAAGCCCCTGGAAGGCTGCACCAGCTGCAATTCCAGGCACCTCAAAGACTTTGTCCGTTTCCTCTCGCAGGCAGGAACAACGGCACTCGACGAGAAGCTGCAATCATGTGAATACTGTGGTTGCTTCATCCGGAGCATGGTCTGGACTCCTCTGGAGAGCCTAAAACGATACGATGACGTATCCCAGCTACCCAGCAACTGCTGGAAGACAAAACTATGACAGGAAACGCCCCGGCTCTACCGCTTCAAAGCATCAACGAGAACGGCTCCGCTCCGGAGACTCGGCTCGCAGACGCGCCCTCGGCCTTGGAGATCTTCACCAAGATGCTCAACGCCGACGTCCTGCGTAACAACACCCGAGCCAAGCTGCGGGGTCTTGTCGACGGCAACCCGCCCTACAATCCGGTGGAGCTACGCAAGAACGCTCAGGCGTATCGGACCAACGTCAACTTCCGAGAGTCTGAAGCCTTCCTGACGCTCGCCATGTCCTCCTTCTACGATGTGTTCGCGGAGGTCCCTACCTATGCTGTCGTAAAGACCAACTACGGCAACGATCAGGACAAGCGAGAGGAGTGGTCGAAGATCATCACCGAGGAGTTCGATCGCCTCCAAAAGACCGACCAGGATTTTGACTACCTGATGCAGCTATCTCAACGGGAGATGGTCTTGATCGGCACCGGACCCATGGTGTTCGACGACCCCATCAACTGGAAGTGCAAAGCCGTCATGGCGACCGATCTTCTGGTTCCCGATGGCACCAAGAGCAACGTGTCGGACTGGAAGGTTGCGATCATCCGCGACAAGCCGGGGGTTGACGACCTGTTCCGCAAGATTGAGGACCCCGAGGCGGCGACCAAAGCAGGATGGGACGTCGAGTGGGTTCGTCGTCGCATCCGAGCCGCGATGCCCGAGCCCTACCGGAGCGGCATCCAATACAACTGGGAGTTCTTCCAGCAGCAGCTTCGATCCAACGACGTTACCTACAGCGCACGCTGCGACGTCATCACGATCGCCCACATCTTCTACAAGGAGTTCGATGGCCGCATCAGCCACGCAATCATCGACGAGCGGGATGCCTCCAAGTTCCTCTACCGAAGACTCAATCGGTTCAAGCGGTGGGAGGAGGTCATCCACCCCATGTATTACGATCGTGGGGACGGCACCCACCACGGCGTCAAGGGCCTTGGAATCAAGATGCTCGCCACGATGGAGCTCAAGAACAGACTCCGATGCTCCACTGTCGACGCTGCGTTTGCTCGAACCCAGATCCTTTTCAAACCGCTCAACGCCAATGCGCTCACCAAGACCAATGTTGTTCAGCAAGGACCGTATGCGATCCTACCGCATGACTATGACGTCGTTCAGCAAAACGTGGCGGGTGTGCTTGATGCTCCTATGGCAGTCAATTCCGATCTTGAGAATGTGCTGCAAGGAAATCTTTCGCAATACCGGCAAACGCTCGTCAAACCGGAGGGCAATCCGAGGACGGCGACGGAGATCCAGGCAACCATATCTCAGCAGTCTGCTCTAGGTAAGACGCAGCTGTCTCGGTATTATGCCCAGCTCGATGCATTTTTCGCGGAACGCTTTCGCCGTGCGGCGAACCCCAACCTC